CAAATTGGAAGTCATTGAATGACAATGAGCGTTTTGCTTTAACAACCGCCTTGGGAACAAATGCAAAAGAGTTTGATCAACGCATGAAAGATGCTTTAGTCTTCACTCGAAAGATGAAAGTTACTCAACCAGCATCTGAGGCAGAAAGAGCAATATCACCTGAATTACAGCGTGGAATATCTGCCAGTGTTGGTGCTGGTGGTGGTTATGCTCCTGCTAAAGCCGCAGATGTCACCATGACAACTATTAATGAATTGTTCAAGAAACAAGGATTGAATGACGAGCAATTAATGAGAGTCTTGTTGACACCAGAGGGTGCTAATTTCTTGCGTCAAGGATCATTAACTGGGGCATCTGCCAAAACATTAGATGCACTGACAAAAATTCCATCAGCATTGGATATTGCGTCACCGTCTTATAGCGCAATCAGTAGGCTCATTACTACAACTCAACAACAAGCTCCTACAGAATCAACTCAACCACAAGCTGAGGGTGTTTATATTCCAGAAGATATTTTCACTAATCAACCATCAGGACAGACTACAGCACCTACTACTCAAGAACCAACTGGTTCTGAAGTATATGTTCCTGAAGATATTTTTACTTCTCAAAATGTTGCATCACCAAAAAATGACTTGAGTCCTGAAGAACAAAATCAAATTATGGGAATCCTTGGTGCTGCTCCTAAAAGAAGTCCTATGTCTGGCATGAATCAACAATTGCAACCCAGATAAGGACGCAAAATTGATCCGATCAGCCTACTCTTTGCCGCCAATGCTTGTGTTGCCGCAATCAAAGAGGGTTGTGAGCTTTACAAGCAAGCCAAGACTTCTTTCATGGAAGTCAAATCTACTGTTGATGAAGCAGTCAAGATTGGCAAGGAAGTCCAAGGATTCTGGGGAAAACTCAGCAAGATGTTTGGTGGCAAACCAAAGCCAACCCAAACCTCTGCCACGCCCAAGCCTGTGGCGCAAAAGAAAAAAGAGAAACTTGTTGCTGTTGACGAAACCCAAGTCAAAGTCAACATTGTCAAACAACTCACTGAATTTTTCCGTATCCAAGAGCAACTTGCTGCTCATATAAGAGAGGAAGAAGAAAAGTCGAGAAACATTTACGACCCGAACCAAAACCACATGGAAGCCGCCTTAAATAGGATCATGGCTCAACAGCAAATGGCTGAGTTGGTGGTTCAGATTCGTGAATGTATGGTGTACCAGAGTCCTCCAGAGATGGGTGCTTTGTACTCTGAAGTGTTTGAGATGAGGGAGATCATTCAAGAGGAGCAAGAACAGGCTAGGTTGAAGCAAGAAGCACAAGAGAGGTACAAGGAATGGCAACGGCAGGAAGCAAAAAGAAATCTGCAAGCCAAGTCAGCGTACCTAGTCGTAACAGGAATATTCCTCCTGTATATATGGATGTGGCTAATATTCGTAAGCCAGTGGAGGAAGATATAGTGGGTTGGATTGCTGCTTGTGTTTTGATTGCCTTGTTATTGCCACTTATGGGCTTTCTGTATCTCGATATTTTGGAGACAAAATACGAGGCTAAGGCTCAGATGGAAAAGGTTGAGAAGTTGCGACAGAAGATTGAACAAAAGGAAAGGGAAAAAGACAAATGAATATTTACTGTATTTGGGGTTTGTCAATACTGTTAGTTCTGCTGACAGGTTGCGAGGATCGCTTTAGGTATCCTTGCCAAAATCCTCAGAATTGGGATATTGCTGAATGCAAACCACCAATCTGTACCGCAACAGGTACTTGTCCTGAACAACTTGTTAAACCAGAAACGGAGAAAAAGTAATGCCTACCATTGGATACAAACCTAACACTCGCATGACTTCAGAAGAAATTGAAGTCAGAATTTGGGCAATCGTCATCTTCTCGTTGACCATGATTCTTTTGGGATCAGTTGCCATGTTCTTGTATAGCGTTTCATTTGTGACTCAGCCTATGTCAGGCATGGCAGCAATTGATAAGGTTTACACACAACAGATCAATACCATCATGGTGTTTATCACTGGTGTGTTGGGTGGTGTGGCAGGTCGTTCTGCTGTTTCAGCCAGTGCTAAGGCTATTGCCAAGGCAGATGCTGACGCTGATGACGAGCCAAAACTGGAAGCTAAGGAATGAGTTTATTCAATCCTTGGGTATTGCTTGGTATTTTGATGGCGATAATATCTTCCTTTGGTGGTGGATATTACAAGGGAAGCACTGATGAAGTGACAAGGCAACAATTAGAGATTGCCACCCTCAACGCTGAGGCTAGACAAAAAGAACAGGCACTTGTTGCCGCTGTACAAACACAAGCAAATCAACTCGTAAAGGCCAACAATGATGCCAAACTTGCACAACAAAAGCGTAATTCTGATATTGACTCTGGTGCTCTCAAGTTGCGGATTCCTGTCAAAGCCCCCAACTGCCCCGTATCAGCCACCGCAGATGCCGAGTCTCCCACAAGACCTAACACCTCAACAGCCGAACTTCAGCCAGAGATTGCTAAATCTCTTATCGCCATCACAGACGATGCAGACAACACAGCCAGACGGCTCAACGCTTGCATTGCCATCTACAATCAAGTCAGAGAAATGATTAACGAGAAGAAGTAGAATGCAAAAAGCCCAACAGCGTCAACTATTGGGCCTTTCTAACCAACTGATGAGGAAGCATCTTATGGCTGAACAAATTTTATCTCAAGATCGTTTAAAACAAGTTTTAGACTACGACCCAGAAAGCGGAATTTTTACTAGAAAAATAAAAACAACTAATTCTGTAAAAGTTGGAGAAATTGCTGGAACTATCAACACTCTAGGATATAGAGTAATTTGTATTGATGGCAAGCACCATTATGGTCATAGGCTTGCATGGTTGTATGTCCACAATGAACATCCTCCAAACGAGATAGATCATATCAACGAATGTAAATCAGACAATAGGATTTGCAATCTAAGAAAAGCTACAAGTGGACAAAATAAACAAAATATTACACTGAAAAAAAATAATAAATCTGGTGCTAAAGGAGTTTTTTGGTATGCAAGTAGAAATAAATGGATTGCGTATTTAAGAGTAAATGGGAAGCGTTACTCACTTGGTTATCATTCGGATTTTCAAGATGCTGTTAATGCAAGAAAATTAGCAGAAAATAAATTTTTCACTCACCACAAGGAAACACTATGAATAGCGAAGAATTAGCTTTAGCATTAAAGATTAAGCCAAGCAAGGCTGAAGAATGGATTGACGCAATAAATGAAACTTTTGAACGCTTTGATATAAATACACCACAGAGACAGGCTTGTTTTTTAGGGCAATGTTCCCATGAAAGCGCTGGATTTACAGCATTGGTTGAATCATTGAACTATTCTGCTGAAGGTTTGACTAAAGTCTGGCCTAAACGCTTCCCTTCATTGGATGTTGCACAGCCTTACCATCGCAACCCTGAGAAGATTGCCAATAAGGTCTATGCTGATCGCATGGGTAATGGAGATGAGGCTTCTGGTGAAGGCTTTAAGTATCGTGGTCGTGGCCTTATCCAATTGACTGGCAAAGACAACTATGAGGCTTGCGGTGAGGCTTTAGGTGCTGATTTGGTGGGTGACCCTGACCAAGTATCTAGCCCTAAGTTTGCTGCCCTGAGTGCTGGTTGGTTCTGGGATAAGAACAAGCTGAATCAGTATGCCGATTCCAACGATATGACCACCTTGACCAAGCGCATCAATGGTGGAACACATGGCATTGACGATAGGATTGCTCGTACTCAGCAAGCCATTGACGTATTGATGGCCTAATCGTCTAGGAAGAAGAGCAGGGCGACTACAGCTAGTAGCGTCACTGCTCCTCCTATTGCTAGGATAAGCAAGATGTTGATGACGTTACTCAGCACCCTTGATCTTCCATTCACGTTCATTACGTCCTGATTTTGACTTGACTGTGCGTCCTGTCAACTCAATTAAGTCCATATTAAACAACTCGTTTAAACGTCTTGCAACCTGATTTGAGTCTAAGCCGCTATGTTGGGCTATCCCATCCTTACCAAGCGCACCATGAGCCTTTAAACAGTCCACAATGATGCCAAAGTGCTTGGATGCCAAGTCTTTAGCTGAATCTGCTGCTTCAAAGCTGGTTATAGGGTCTGAAGCTCTTGCCCGACCAAAGATAGGCAAGTCAAAGAACTTCTTCACGCCACCACCAAAATGTATATCGTCTAATTTACTCATCATTCACTCCTGTTAAGTTAGCGGGTACTCACTTACGCTTTCCCCATTTAGTCACATCAAAAAGGGATATCGGAATCCAAGTCATCAAAGCCAGCTTTAGGCTTGGCCTTAGCTTGTGGTGCTTGGCCTTGTTCTTCTTTAGGGCTGAGAGCCAGACCCATGAATTTGCCGTTCTTGCCTTCTTTAATCCATGCTGAGAGCCAGTATTCCTGACCATTCACACGCACATTTCCTTTGTAATCAGGATGGTTGCTTGTTTCTTTCTTGTCGTTCTTGAACAAGACACCTGAGTTGTCACGCTGTTCCATATTTACCCTTTAGTTTTGTTGAAATTTTGAATTAGTGCTTGAATTTCAGATTCACGCCATACACAAATTCTTGGAGAAAGTTTGATACCTTGTGGATAAATGCCGTTCTTGATTCCAGCGTACCACGCAGTTTTACAAATTGGTATAAGGGCTGGAATTGGTGGGTTTGCTTTGGAATTACCAAGAATTTGCGGTAACCTTAAAAAAGTATCTTTCATATTTACACCTTAATTTCATTGAGTTTTTTAACTTTGTCGTCCACTTCCGCAAGAAACTGGATAACCTCTTTTTCGAGTTCTGCAATGTACAAGTCATTGCGCTCGATTCTTTTGATGA